CTCGTCTGTACAATTGACCATACAAACGGGATTCCCTATTCGAAACAGTGAGGTCCTATGCCTGGCGTAGTCATTTCAACTTCAGTTAGAACCGGTCCATCAACGGAGACAGTTCGCGAGTCATCTCAGCTCTTCATTGTCGGCCTAACTGAGCGTGGTCCGTCCGACGAGCCAGTGCTTGTAGAAAGCCTTGCCGAGTTCGAGGATATTTTTGGTGGATACCAGTCGTGGTCGTACACCCATCCAACAATGGAGACATTCTTTGAAGAGGGCGGAACTCGCGCCTATGTGGCACGTGCCGTTGGGGCATCAGCCACCGTTGGTTCATTGACGCTGGTTGATGACAGTGATGATGATGTAATTACGCTTACCGCAAACGGCGCAGGTGCATGGAGCGCCGATGTGGCAGTCAGCGTTTCGCACCCGACAGCATCGACTTTTAAGATTGACATCTGGTATGACGATGTTCTTAAGTACACAACTGGAAATGTTTCTAGCGCTTCACAGGCTGTCGGTCGCATTAATCTGAGCGCTGTTGCAACACGTTACGTAACCGCGTCAGTAGATGACGCCACACTAACGCCAGCAGTTCTTTCTACTACTGCTCTCAGTGCCGGCAACGACCAAAAGGCTCTTGTGGATACTGGCGTATATGCAGCACAGCTTGAACTCTTCAATGATGCTCTTGGTGCCGGTGCTGTAGTGTGTGCCGAGGATTCAAGCGATGCTATGGGTGTCGAGCTAATTACGCACGCCAATACATATAGCCGGGTTGCTCTATTGTTCGATAGTGAAACAGCGACGGCCGCAGACGTCAAGACAAAGGCACTTTCGCTCCAGGCAGAATCTGGCTCGGAGCACGCGGCACTGTATTACCCATGGGTAGAGGTTCCTACTGGAACTCCAGGCGTTACACGCTTTATCCCACCGATTGGGTATGTTGCCGGCAAGCGTGCGGTCGCACATAACCAGACCGGGCCACATCTACCTGCAGCAGGTTTGCTGTCATCGGCAAAATTCGTGGTTGGGATTAAGAGCGACATCAATAAAACCGTTGGTGATGACCTGGACGAAAACTATGTCAACGCTATCCGGGTGATTCAAAACACAATCAGAGTCTATGGAGCTCGCTCGCTTTCTGCTGACACAGACAACTTCCGCTATATCACGCAACAAGATGTTGTCAATACAATCGTCACGGAATGCTACCGCTCAATAGAGGACGTAGTTTTCAGCTCAATCGACGGAAGAAACACCATCTTTGCCAATATCGAATCACGACTAATCTCGATTCTTTCGGTAATGCGCAACATCGGTGCTCTTTACCCCGCATTTGATGCAAATGGCCGCCAGCTGGACAATGGGTACATTGTGAAGTGTGACTCCTCACTGAACCCAACATTGCAACTGGCTGACGGTCTGGTCAAGGCAAAGGTTGGCGTCCGCGTCAGCAGCGTCGGGGACAGAATCGAAATTGACATTGTCAAGTCGAACCTCACTTCAACAGTGGTTTAATCGGAGGAAGTAACCAATGGCAAAAGTAGCGCAGAGACAAGTACTTGCAACAATCGTTCCAAGCACTTTTACCAATAACGCTAAGCAGCAAACCAACGTGCAGGTGAACTTGCCGAAATGGAATGAGTTCCGCTTTGCTCAGGTCTCCGGTGGTGAAATCACCGCTTCTGTGGAGAAGATTTACGAGGGTGGCAAGTCTCGCCCAACCGTACTGTGTGCTCCTTCAGAAATAGGTGACATCACGCTTACGGCCCACTACGACGACGATATGAACGCGGCAGAGACGGCAGCCGGTATTGGTGCAAAAATCAAGGGTTTGCGTAAGTATGTGGGTACGGCCTACTACAACATTACGGTATCCGTTTACGACTGCGACATCAAGGACCCGACAAACGACCGTGTTTACACAAATGCGCTCCTAGTTGGCATGACTGAGCCAGAGGGTGACTCCTCATCTGGAGCCCCCGCTACATTCGCCCTAACATTTGCCATTTCTGACGTCGACGCCGTCTGATTAGGCTAGTTGCACGAATGGCACACAGACGTGTGCTAGTTTCTGCGGCATGAGCGAAAATTCATTGTACGTAAGCGAAGACTCCGATGATGCCAAGGGCGGCAAGAAGTCGCCCCAGCGCGACAGCGGCCTATCCCAGGTGAAGGAAGAGACTCAACTTGAGCGCCTTCGTTCTGTTGTTAAAAAGAAGGTTGAACGCCCTGTTGTCCACATCCAGGTCCCTGAGCGTCCAGGCGTAAGCATCCGGGTTAGCCCAAATATCACCCAGAGCCAAATGAAGAACTGGCGAAAGAATGCTGGTGAGGATTCACGAAACGGTCTTGATGCGACAAAGTTTGCCTGCCTTGTTATTGGACACACCACTGTCGGTATCTGCATGGATGATGAAGAGATTTTCGACGAGAATGGTAATAATCTCAACTTTGCC